AAACCCAACCGACGCAGCCGAGAACGTCGTCTGCGAGGTGTTGTAGCGAGACTGCGTCACCCGACCGGAACGGCTCAGGAACCGCAACCCACCGTCCAGGCCGACCGCCAACGGCTCGTACCAGACGGCACCACCCTCGGAGTCGACCACCTCATGCAACTGGTCAAGCCCGTTGCCCTCGAGGTCGGTGGCTTGCAGGTACGAGTCGCCCGTGTCAAGCGAACGCATCGACGCCGAGAACCCGGCAGCGTCAAGGATGCGGCCGACCCTTAGGTTTGACCGTTCGCCGTCGCCGACCGCAGTCACCGACGACCCGTTCCACTGCGCGACCAACGACGACCGGTCAATGACGGTCAGCACCGTGACGGCGTCGTAGCCCAACTCGGGGAACTCGTCCTGCCAGTCCTCCACGATGCCGCAGAACAGGTTGTAGTCAACGCTTGACCACGTCGCCTTCAGGCGCACGCCGATCTCCGGCAACACCTGCGACACACCGCCCGACACGTACGGACCCGACAGGTTCGCCGGAGTGAACCGGCCGTCACGGTTGTCAAGCACGATCGTCGCCGTACCCGGCGAGTAGCGGCCCGTCTCGTCTGAGCTCGGACGGTTCGTGTCGCACGACCGCACGTAGGCCGAGATGTCGGTCCACGTGGAGCCCGAGAAGTTGACGGTGAGCGTCAGGTCCGGGTAGGCCGAACCGAAGCTGATCGTCACGACCGCCAGCCCTTGCCGTTGAGCCGCTCGTACTGCTTGATCGCGGCGATCACACTGTTCGGATCGGCGGCGGTGTTGATGTTGATCGTGTTGCCGCCGCCACCCATGCCGCCAGGCAACGGCGACGACCCGGGCGTGCGGTTCAACGGTACGACCGCCTCTGGTCCGGCCTCGCCGATCAGCGCCATCGTCGGACGAGTCACGATGCCGCCCGTGGCACCACGCACGTTTGTCCCGCCAGGCACGTAACGGCCGTACGAGCCGAGCGCATTCACTGTGCCTTTGGAGTCGCGGATTTCGGGGATCAGCGGGACAATGAAACCCTTTTGCATGGTGTCGACGAAGGCGCGCACCATGTCAAGGTTGCCTTGATCCAGTTCGGTGATGAGGATGGACTTGGTTTCGTCGGGGATGTCCTCGGACTGCATGATGAAGTCCGCGTACGCCAGCGCTGCGTCATCTGCTGCCGTTTCGAGGTCGCGCCACGTTGACTCCGAATCGGCCATGACCGTCATCAAGTCGCCGACAGCGTCCTGCGCGTTCTGCCACGCCTGCTTGTTGTCGAACTTGCCCTTGAGCTTGTCGTAGGCAGTGCCAAGCTCGGCGGCTGCATCCTTGACGTCATCGAACTTGCCCTCGGTGAGGTCGGCTTCTTCGTTCAGTTTCTGAAGCTCACGGTAGAAGTCGGTTGTGCCCTTGGCGGCCTTGTCCGATTTTTCCCAAGTGTCGCCGACGGCGCCGCCATACGCTTCCACAATGCCGGTCACGTCCAGCAGCCAGTTGCGAACGTTCTCGCGATCTTCACCAGAGGGACCGAACAGGAACTCCCCGAGCGGCCCACCGCCGGGAATCTTGCCGACAGCATCGGCCAAGATCTGGGCGTTCTCGGCTGCGTAGACGAAGTCGTCAGCAAGCCGACCGCCAACGGTGATCGACAAATCTTGCAGCTTGTCGTTCAGCTCATCCATCCGCGCCCGGTACTTGCGGGCACGCTGGAGTTCTTCCTCGCTGATGATCTTCGCGTCAGACACACCCTCAAGTGCGACCTTGACGTCGTTCGCCGACATCTCGAGCAGTTCGGCGACTTCGCCGTAGCTCTTGCCGAACAACTCCTGCGCGGCCTTCGCGCGCTTCGTCGGATCCTCGATCGCGCCAATCGTCGTGGCCGCGTTGATGAAGGTGGCGTTCGCGTCGACAATGCCGTCTTTGGTCTTGACGATCTCGACGCCGTACTCCGACAGTGCGGGCTTGCCGTCAGCAATCGACTTGTTCAGCTTCTGGAACGCACCCTGAATCGTCCCAGCCTCGATGCCGAGGTCGCCGGCCACCTCGATCCAGCGCGATGCGTCCTCCACCGCGAGGCCCGTCGCATCGGCAAACTTGCCGGCGCCGAGTGCTGCATCCTGAAACGCGTTGACGGCCTTCACGCCGAACGCCACCAGGGCGGCACCCGCGGCGATCGCAGCCGGTGCAGCGTTCTGCTTCAGCATGTCGCCGAGACCCTTGGTGCCAGCCTTCAACTTGCCAGTGGCGCCCTCTGCGTCGTTGATGTCCTTCTTCAGCTTGCCGAACGAGCCCTTGTCGTCGACCTCGAAGAGTACGCGGATCTTTTCCGTAAGCGCCACGTGTCCTCCTCGTTCAACCGAAGTGCTTGCGAAGCACTTTGCTCGTGTGCTTGCGGGCCACGTCGGGGAGCTCGCGCTCCATCTCTGTAGACGCCTTGTCCCACGAGCCCTTACCGCGAGACGCCGACACCGGACGGCCGCGGCGAGACGTGCCAGCCTTGCGGCCCTCGTTCAGCACCTTCACCGCACCACGCGCTCGAGGGCGAGGGCCGATCTCCAACGTCGACGGGTTCACATTGTCGAACCTGACACCGAGGTTGATCGGCCGACCGCGCCGCCAGTTCGACAGGGCAAGGTCGCCACCGGCCCCCGACTGAATCGCCGAGTTGCCGATCTGCTTGCCCTTCAAACCGACGGCACGCATCAGGCTGTCGTCCGACAACTCTTTCTCGATGCGCTGCACCTTGAGCGCGAACGCCGCCAGATCAGGGCTGGTAGCCACCGATCACCACGTCGTTGCGGTGACGGCTCCCGTGACCTGAAGGCTCGCCGACAGATCGACACGACCGCCGACGCTCGTTGACAGGCCGACCGAAGTCACCCACGTCTCGGCGCTGACCTTCGCCTCGCCCGACACGGAACCACCAGGGCCCCACATGAACGTCGACGTGGCCGACCCGGCCGACTGTGCGGCCTTCACGCCGACGAGCAGCGAATACATCGCCTTGTCGTACGGGCCCGAGATCGTGATGGTGTCACCGTCGGTCAGACCGTTGATGAACGCCTTGGCAGCAGTGCCGAACGCCGACACGTCAAGCGTTTCGACCGACTGCTGCCACGACGTGTTGTCGGCGTAGCCGGAGACGTTCGTGCCGGCGCCGTTGACGCCGTCGATGAGAAGGAAGGTGGTAGTACCGGCGCGAAAGGCCATGGGGTTCTCCTTGGGGGAAGGGGATCAGATGCTCAGCGACGAGCGAAGAAGACCGCACGCGTGGTGCTGCCGGTTCCGGTGACGTTGTCCACGACACGCAGATAGCGGCGAATCGTGGTGCCAGCAGCAACCTCGACCCGCTCAGAAGTGACACCGGTGTACGTCGCAAACGTCACCAGCGTCGACCAAGACGTCGACCCGTCAACGCTGTGCTCGATCGTCACGACGTTGTTCGTCAACCCGGAGAACGCCGTCACATGAAGGTGGGCGACACCGCCAGCGGACGACGCCGCCGTCAGATCGCGAGCCGTGCCGTTGCCGTCAGCGGTGACAGCGGTGAAGTCCTCGAGCGCAACGCCCAGGTCGGTGTTGCCGGTCGACTGCGACGCCGCCGAAGCGGTCACCACATCAGCGTTCGTCGACGAATGCGTGATGTTCGTGAAGTGCCCGTTGAGCATCACGACCGGGTCAAGCGCCGTGAAGCCCTCAACACCCAGCGTCATCGGGAACGCGCCAGCGCCCTTCATGTCCTGCAAGGCGTCGTACTGGAGGTTTGCCGTGCCGACGGTGTCGAGCAGCATGTCGATCGACGCCGTCGAATCGTTCTGGCCGACGATGAACGCCTTCGACCGATCGACCAGCGTCGTCACGTCCAGCGCTTCCATCGTTGACGTCACCGAGAACCCGCGGGCATAGCCCGACGCGTTCAACAGACCGACCGCGACACGAGAATCCATCGAGCTCGTAGGCATTACCAGACCACCTCTACATCGAGTCGGACAGCGAGGTACTCGGCGGTGTCAACCGACACCGACTGCACCTCGGAAACGTTCACCACTTGCGCGTAATCCACCGTGACGTTCTGCCAGTTGTCGCCGTCCTGAATAGCGGCGATCACCGACGTCGACCCGGACAGCTCCACCCAGTCATCGAGCAGGTTCTGTGCCGCACGATCGGCCGCACGGGGCGTGTAGATCGTCACCGTGAACTCGTACTGCGACTTTGCGCCCGAGAACACGTAGCGCGGGTCGAACGCGCGACGAGACACGACAGCGATCGGGCCAACCATCTGATCCGGCACGATCGCCGAAGCACGCAAGCCTTCGATGTTGTCGTCGATGATCCCGGCGAGCTCCTCACGGACTTCGCTGACCGTCGTCATCCGACCCTCGGCTTGCAGTACGGCTCGAGTAGCGCCTCGGCGACGGGATGCAACCGGTTCTGCATCCGCAACGCCACACCGGCGTCAGCGAACTGGATCGCACCCAGCGACGCATCATCAGCCTTGAACAACAGACCAGCCTGCACAAGACACGCCTTGGTCACGTCGTCGGGGATCGCCGGCCAACCGAACCGGGCAGTCACCTGCACGCCCGGACGGCCCGTGCCATGCACCGGGAACGACACGGCACCGTTGGAGTCGACCAGCACCAGTTCGTCGTACGGCCAGACCGGATGCCGGTCGAAGGCGTTGAGCGGACGCAGGATGTAGTTGGTCGACAGGGTCAGCGTCGTCTCGAACACGCCGTCATCGTCGTCGTCGACCTTCACGATCAGACCGGTCAGCGTCGAGATGTCATCAACGAGGCAGATGCGCGAGTTGTCGGCGTAGAACTCGCGAGTGTGCACGCTTGCGTCCCGCCAAAAGAACCGGCCGCAGTGGGAGTCGATCTGGCGCGACGCCGCGGCGATCGACAGTTCCATGCGGGCGTCATCGACGAGGTCGTTGACGGTGATCCGCATCTGCGCCTTGAACTGGTCAAGGTCCGCGTAGCCGTTGGTAATCGCCATGCGCTACTCCTTCGGAGCCTTGATGACCGCGAAACCCCAGCAATCGGGGTAGTTGATGTGCTCCCAGCCCGTCTCAGCCAGAAACTCGTTGAGCGCCCGCTTCACCGGGAACCGGGGGTCGCCAGGCTGTGAACCTTCGGGCCACGGCAACTCTGTGTCGTGCATGCAGATGACGCCACCCGGCTTCACCATCCACCGATAGATCGCCAACTCCTGCACCGTGTGCCGATACCAGTGCGAGGTGTCGATGAAGACGATGTCGGCTGGCTCGAGCAGGTCGATGATTGCCGGGTCGCAGTCGTCACCCTGGATGTAGGTCCAGTGATCGAACTCGCCGATCGGCGGCTTGGTGTCCAGATCGACCGACGTCAACCGGCCGCCCGTACGCTCCAACGCATACAGCCATGCCGTCGTCGACACACCGGTTCGGGTGCCGAGCTCGAGCACGTGCTGAGCGTTCAGCGCCTCCACGATCTCGACCATGCGAGGCAGATGCAGGTAGATGTCCGACGGCGTCTGGCACGCCTGCGCGTAGTTGAACTCGAGCATGTTCATCGCCGCCACCACCACAACGTCGCCCCGACATTCACTTCGCGCACCTTGAGGTTTGCGACAACTCCGGCACGCACCGGCGCGTGGTGGACGTCGTCGCCGCAGATCACTCCCGAAGGAGCAACCAGCGGAAGAACCGCCGCGATGTTCTCGCGAACCTCGACCTCGGTGTGCTCGGCGTCGATGAACACCAACGCGACCGGCTGGCTGATCTGCGGCAAGTACTCACGCCAGCCCATCCGGTGAGCAATGACGTTGCCCTTCGTGAACTCGGCGATGTTCGCCTGCCATTGCGCGAACACGTCGCGCTGCGCAGCCAACTCGCTGCTGATCTCGCCAGGCGAACCTGCCCAGGTGTCCACCGCATGAACCACCCGAGGGTAGACAGCGTTCGCCAGGGCGCACGTCGACCGGCCCGTCCACGACCCGATCTCGATGATGAGCCCGTCGACATCCTTGACGCTCCGACCAAGCTCGGCCAACAAGTCTTGCGACTGCTGACAGAACCACTGTTCTCCGAAGGTGTCGGTCATCGCGGCCGATACCACGACGCAGGTGCGTGGCCCTCCACAATCCATTTCGGCCACGACTCGTCCACGTCGACCGGGCGCATCTTCACGCCGTCGACATGGATGCCGTCACGCAGGAACTGGTCGGACGTCAGCCCGTTGCGGATGCGGTCCTCGACCTCCGGGTGGCAGAAACTGCCGACCTTGCGAAGTGCAGCGTCGGCGCCACCAAGCCACGACAGATGCCAGCCGGCGTCAGTTAGGTGGCTCGGGTTCAAGGCTGTCATCCGCACGTCGCGCATGTACGAGAACCGACGGTCAGCCGGAAACTTGTTCAGGTGTCCGACCGTCGCCGCCACCGTCCCATACCACGGGTGAGGGTACAAATAGTCAACGGCCCAAAAGTGACCTCGCTGAGCGAACGACCAGAAGCCGACCGGGCGAACGTTGCGGGCGTGAAGTGCCCGCGGGATCTCATCGACGTCGGACTGCAAGATCACGTCCGAGTCGCACAGGTCGAGCCTTGCCAGCCCTCGGCCGATGAACTCGCGCTGCGCGTGCTCACGCGCCCACGGGTCAGCGTCCTGCGCCTTGGATGGCATCTCGCCGTCATTGACGACAACATGCACGATCTTGTCGGCCCAGGCGGCGAACCGTTCGGCGTGCTCGGCGTACCACAACGGCTTGACGTGGTCTTGGTGGTCGCGTGTCGCCTCGACAATGACGAAAGCGTCAACCGAGTCGTACAACTCGGTCAGCCGGCAGGTCAAGATGTCCAGTTCATTGTTGTAGGGGAAGCAGTCGATGACCTTCGGCCTCATGACCGACCCGCCTTGTAGCCGGCGATGATCGGCACTCGAGACATCCACGTCTTGCGGTCAGCCTCGGAACGCTCCACCGCCGCGGCGTACAGCGGATCGGCGGCGCGTGCCGCCTCGTCGCCGTCGTAGCCCGGGTGATGGTGGATGATCCGGCATTCGTGCGCGTGGCCGTAGACGCCACGAGCCTTCGCCAGCTCGATCACTTCCTTGTCGCTGTACCAGTGCCCGTACGCCTCGGAGATCGCGACGCCCGGCCCGTCGAGGGTTGAGCCCTCGTCGTCGATGTAGTTGCGCCGAATGAAGAAGTGGTCGGCGTGTGACCCCTTCGCGACGGCAGGGTTACGCACCCGGCCAGGCTCCGAGTCGTTCGTACCGATCACGTCGTAACGGTCAGACAGCGCTTGCGCTGCCTCGAACCATCCAGGCGTGAACTCGCAATCGTCACCGACGATCAGCACCCAGTCGGCCCACGACTTGCGCAGGCAGGCGTTGACGTTCTGCGCATAGGTCTTGCCCTCTCCGCCGACAATCAGGCGCACCCTGTCGCCGCCGGTCGCCCACAACGAATCCTCGAACCGCGAACGGTTCGACTCGCGAATCAGCGGGACGATCACGTCGCACCACTCCATGAGTGGCTTGTCGGCCGGCGGCTCCTGCACCTCGAGCCCAGCGATG